TGTCGGCCTTCGGCCAGAGCCTGCGGCAGCGCCTGGTGGACGCCGGCGTGCTCTCCGAGGACCAGGCCGCCGAGATGTACGCCAAGTACCCCGACTGGGTGAAGACCAAGATCCTCGATTACATGGACAACCCCCAGGGCGGCCAGGGCGCGGGCAGCAAAATCGGCCTCTCTAGCAGGGATGTCCACGGCTACACCCAGGCCGGCACCACCAAGGCTCGCGAGGATCCGATTGCCTCGATGATCGCCTACGCGCATCAGGTTGAGCGCATGGCGCAGAAGAACGAAACCTTCAACGCCCTGCTCAAAGTCGATTCAGCCACGGGCAAGCCGCAGCTACGCCAGGTGCCTCAGGACTTTTCCCCGACCAACGCCCAGGGCACCGTGCAGGGCTTCGTCGATGGCGTGAAGCAAAAGTTCGCCACCGACAACAAGGCCCTGGCCGAGGCCGCCAACGGCGCCGCCGTGACGCAGCTGCCGGACTGGGCGACCGCCTGGTCGCGCGCCTTCCGCACCCTGGCGACCTCGCGTAATCCGGTCTTCCTGGCAGGCAACACCGCTCGCGATGTGCCCGAGTACGCGCTCCGCAGCGCTATCCGCGAGGGCGGTCCGCAGTACCTGCCGCGCGTCCTGGGCGAACTCGTCAAGGGCTACGCCGATGCCTTCGAGGGCATCACCAAGGGTGAGTTCTCGGGCGAGGGCACGCAGCGCTTCATGCAGGGTGGCGGCGGTCAGTCGGGCGCGTTCTCGACGGCCTTCGAGCACCCGTCAGAGGTTGCTAAGCGTGCCCAGGAGATGGCCGACGAGCTTGGCCGCAGCCACGTCTGGAGCATCAACAACAAGGGCGACCTGGCGCGCATCGTCAAGGATCTGATCACCCTCAAGCCGGTCGAAAGCCTGGGCGAGCGCATCGAGCTTGGTCCGCGCGTGGCGGCCATGCGCCTGGCTGAAAAGCGTGGCATGAACCCGGTGCAGTCGATGATCAACGGGCGCGATGTGACCATCGACTTCAACCAGGGCGGCCAGTTCACCAAGCTGATCAACCAGCTGGTGCCGTTCTTCAACGTCGGCTTCCAAGGGCCGGCCCAGGTCGCGCGCTCCTTTGGCGACAACCGAGGCGCGTTCATGTCCACGGTTGGCAGCCTGGTCGGTCTGCCGGCGCTCTCCAGCGAGATCTGGAACAACGCCGACCCGCAGCGCGCCAGGGACTACGCCGACGTGCGCCAGGATCTCAAGGACTCGGGGCTGGTATTCATGTCGCCCACCCAGGCGCCGGTGGACGACCAGGGCAACCGCCACCCCGAATACGCCTACGTCAACCTGGGCAACTGGGCGCCGTTCGCCACCATCGCGCGCCAGGCCATGGACCACGCGATGAACTACCCCGGCCAGCAGGATCTGGGCGAGCTAGCCGGGTCGATCTGGCGAGGCTCCACGCCCGTCACCGGTGCCGACCCCCAGAACCTGCTCCAGCGTTTCGGCCAGGGCGTGCCCGGCCTGACCGCCGCCGCCCAGATCGGCCTGAACCGCGACATCTTCCGCAACCGCTACATCGTCAGCGACCGTGCCGACCAGAACGCCTCCCAGCTAGCCAAGGACGCTACGCCGCTGCTCCAGGCCCTGGCCGACCACTCGCCCTGGTCGGGCAATACCATCCGCCCGTCGGCCGTGGACTTCGCCATCCGCGACCAGATGGCCGGCACCGGCACCTCGCTGCTGTCGGCCTACGACATGCTGCGCGGCGAGTCGCGCACCTCCAACACCGCAGGCGTCGGCAGCATGCCTGGCATCGGCGGCTTGCTCGGGCGTTTCATTCGCAGTCAGGGTGGGGAGCAACTCCAGCAGTACCAGCAGGAGGGGCTGAGCGAAGCCAACCGCCAGGCGCTGCGCGCCGCCGGTATCAACTACGCCCCGGCGCCGGTGGCCAACACCATCAAGAACGTCCCGCTCAACTACGACGAGCAGGTGTACACCCAGGCCAAGGCCAACCAGTACATCGACGAGGCGCTGCAACAGCTGCTCGCCTCTGAGGACTTCCGCAACGCGCCCACCAGGGACGACCGTGACCGCCTGGTCCAGATCGCCTCTGGGCGTGGCCGCGCCCGCGCCGAGGGCGAAGTGCTCGGCGCCCTGGGCGACGAAGAGATCCAACGCCGAATAGCTAAAGCCAGAGCCGCGAGGGCCGCCTGATGCCAACCCAGCCTGACCTCACTCCTCCTCCCAGCCTGGGCGGCGCGCCCCAGCAATCGTCCGGCATGCCCTCGTGGTGGCCCTGGGGCGGGCAACCCACGCAGCCCGCCGCACCAGCGGCCCCACCAGCCCCTGCGGCGCCGGTCGCCAATGCGGCCACGGCGCCGATCCCGATGACCGCCGAGCAGCAGCAGCAGATCCTGCAACAGGTCGGGCGCAGCGGCTGGACGACCACGCCCTACGCCGTGCCCGACATCCAGTATGTCGCCAACCCCAGCGGTTATGGCGCGCCGATCCCCCAGGTGCGCGGCTACATCATGTCGGTCAGCGACGGGAAGGGCAACAACCAGACCATCAAGCTCAACCACGCGCCTGGCTCGGATCAGGAGTGGACGGTAACCACGCCCCCCACCGCGCTGCCCAAGCCGGTCACCACCACGCAGCCCGCCCACATTGGCGACGAGAAGACGGGCTACTACGCCCAGGTTGGCCCGCCCGACGCCAACGGCAATCCGACGTGGAAGCAGGTTGTCCCGCCGGGCACGCCCAACGCCGACGAAGAGATGAAAAAGGCGTTGGACCGCATCGACCGCCAGCAGGAGATGACCGAGAAGCAGGCCAACGAGGCGGCCGGGCGTGGCTACATGACCAACGCCGAGTACGCCACGATGGCCTCCAAGTACGCCGGCGACAAGCTGGGTCAGGACAAGCTGGCCGAGGACATCCGCCAGTTCAACGCCACCCAGGCGCAGAAGTCCAAAGAATTCGACATCAAGCAGGCCGCCCAGGACAAGACGGATGCCGCCAACATCCTGAAGACCGGGGCCGAGACGACCTACATCGGCGCCCAGACCGGTCAGGTCCAGCAGGCCACAGATATCGCCGGGCGCAAGGCTGGGCCGGAGATCGGAGAGATCGAGGCGCGCACGGCCGGCACCCAGGCGACCACGGCCAAGACGCTTCAGGACATCGCCCAGGGCAAGGCCCCAACCACCGTCCAGGCCACGCTGGGCACCGGCTACGGCCAGTACGCCCAGGTCGATCCCAATACCGGCAAGGTCAGCTTTACCGATAATCCGAACTACCAGCCCAAGACGGCCGCCGAGATCGCCGCGCGCGTGGGCCAGATCCAGAACCTGGCGCAGTCGAAGCAGCAGGAGGTCCAGGGCAAGGTCGGGCAGAACGGCTACACGGCCGAGGACGCGCTCAAGGAGTTCAACGGCTGGTGGGACCAACAGGTCGCCCCGCAGCAGGCCTCGCTTCAGCAGGCGCAGCAGGACGCCGAGCTTGCCCGCGCCAAGACGCAATCGGACATGCGCCAGCAGGCGATGCAGACCGCCCTGTCGGCTGGCACCCAGCAGCTGACCGCCATCAAGAACTACGCCGAGATGAACCCGGTCGGCAACCAGGCCGCGCTCTCGCAGGCGTACGCCAAGGCGGGCGCCCCGTCCAGCATCGTGGACGCCATCAGCTACAAGGCGCCCAACCCGATGACCGCCGCGCAGAAGGGCACGATGGACGCCCTCAAGTACATCGATCCCAGCGCTGCCGCCCAGGCCGGGTTGCCGCCGCCCAACTATCAGGCGATGAATCCGGCCGCCATGCTGGACCGCACCAAGTACATGCCGCAGGGTGCCGCTGCACCGGCTGCCCCCGCCGCGCCAGCAGCGGCAGCTACTCCCGCTGCGCCGGCCGGCCAGCCGACGATGCCCTTCGGCGCTATCAGCCCTGGCGGTATGCCGGGGGCAATGCCACCTGCGCCGGCGGGCGCCTCATTCAAGCCTGGTTGGCCTGGGTCCGACCCGCGACTCAGCGGTGCTCTGGACCCGACCCAGTACACGGGGCCAAAGCCGCCGATAGGCGAGGCGCCGGCCGGCTGGCAGCAGATGATGCCCAACTTCGGAGCGCCGCGTATGCCGTGGGATTACGCCCCGGACTACACCTACGGCTAGAAAGGTTCTATGATGGCCGACGAACAACCAAACACTCCTTTGGAGGGTGCCCAGGCGCCCGATGGAGCGACACCGGAGCCAGCTTCCGACGAGTCGCAGGAAAAGTCTTCGCCAGGTTGGTGGTCGCGGCTGTTCAACCGCCCGCCAGCACAGGAGACTCGGACTGAGGACGGGGAGCCGAGCGCATCAGGTGGCACGTCGGAGTCCCTGAAGCTGACCCAGGAGGAGTTAGACCGTCGAGTCCAGGCCGAGGCTGACCGCCGCGATGCGGCGCGTGCCCAACGCCAGCGCATCGAGGACCGTAAGAAGCTCCGCGACTCCGACCCCTGGGCGTATGCCGAGCAAGACCGCGAGGCAGAAAAAGTTCAGGAGCAGGACCAGGGCATCCAGACGTTCTTCCAGAACGTTGGCTCGCAGCACGACCGGATCGCTATCGACCCGCTCATGGAAGCGCTGCCCCTGGATGAACGTCAGCGCATCATGCAGATCGAGGGCGCAGGCCGAGGATTGGACGGGCGCAAGCTGGTTGTGGGTGAGGCACTCAAGAGCCTCGAAAAACACTGGAAAGCTGAAGGTGAACGCGAGGCCGAGGGCAAGCTGCGGCGGAACCAGGCGTTTCGCAAGCAGATCCTGGCCGAGGCTCGCGGCGGCATCGTCGAACCCGACCTCCTGCCGGCCTACAGCAGTTCAGCAGCGGACCAAAAGGTGTCGGACATCCTGCGCGGCTACTACGGAGTCGGCGGGGCCAGGCACAACAGCGCGTAGGGTCGCTCGAACGCTGACCGAGTAGCGAGGGCGGCCCCGTTCACAGAGGGCCACTCTCATTCCATACAACTCAATTGCCACCCGCGCGACCCCTGGTTCGGGGCCGCTTATCCCCGAGGACGTGCAGAGGGACATCGTCCAGAGCATCGAGGTCAAGAGCGCCGCCATGTCGCTCATGCCTCACGTCAGGATGAAGCGCGCCCAGCAGCGCATCCCGGTGATGTCGCAGCTGCCTGTTGCTTACTGGATCACTGGCGCATCATTAGACGCCAGAGATATCGGTATGAAACAGACGACAAGTTTGCAGTGGGATAATGTGTATCTCAATGCGGAAGAAATGGCGGTAATTGTCCCGATAGCGAAAAATTTACTCGACGACATGGACTATGATTTTTGGTCGCAAACAAAGCCAAAGATCACCGAGGCGTTTGCGGTTGCCTTGGACGATGCGATCTTCTTCGGCACTAACGCACCGTCCACCTTCCCGCCGGCCATCGTCACGGGCGCCAACAGCGCGGGCAACCTCGTCGTCGCGGGCACCAGCACGGTCGATTACCTCGATGACGTGAACAACGCGATGGCGACCGTCGAGGCCGATGGCTTCGATATCACGGGCTTCTGGGCGCGCCGCCAGGTCAAGGCCAAGCTGCGCGGCCTGCGCGATACGACCAAGGGCCTGCTGTTCCTGGGCGACAACTCCACGCCGAATGCCGCGATCAACACGGGCACGCTCTACGGCGAGCCAATCGTGTTCAGCAACGCCGGCCTGACCAGCTTCAACACGGGCGCCTCGGGATATTCCATGATCGGCGGCCAGTGGGATCAGAGCATGCTCTCGATCCGCGACGACATCTCAATGGAACTTTTTGATAGCGGGGTAATCACAGACAATGGCTCGCCGCCTGTCATTCAGTACAACCTGATGCAACAGGACATGGTCGCGTTGCGCGTCACAGCCAGGTTCGCCTGGGCGATCCCCAACCCGGTCAACCGCCAACAGCCGACCAAGGCCAACCGCTATCCGTTTTTCGCCATCCAACAGAAGGCCAGCACCGGCGGCGAGGGCTAAGCCATGCGAGAAGACCCCAAGCCTCCCGATCCAGCACCAGAACCCGAGCCAGAACCGCAGCCCGAGCCACCCCAGCCACCCATCCCGGCGTAGCCCCGTGGCTGGCAAAAACTGGATCTCGGGCGCCATCAAGAAGCCAGGCGCCTTGAGAAAGACCCTGGGCGCCTCGGGCGATAAGCCGATCCCACGCGCCAAGCTGGAGGCCGCAGCCAAGCAGAAGGGCAAAACGGGCCAGCGTGCTCGGCTCGCCCTGACGCTGCGGAAGATGCGCTGATGCCTGGCGGCAAGCCCTACAAGAAGCCTGTCTCACAGGCCCAGGCGCGCCTGTTCGGAGCCGCAGCCGGGGGCCAGATCCCTGGCTTCAGCCCGGCTGAGGCGCGCAAGAAGCTCAAGGGCGTGGATGAGAGCAAGCTGCCCAAGCGGAAAGGCAAGAAGTAATGCCCAAGGTGAGAACCCTGGTGCCGCTGACTCACCCCAAGACGGGCGAGAACTTCGCGGCCGGCACCGAGGTGGACGTGGACGACGACGTGTTCAAAGACTGGCGCGCCGATGGCAAGGTGGCCGACGTAGCCGCCGAGCAGGCCCAGGCCGCCCAGCCAGGCAACTACAGCGAGCGCACCGCCCGCGAGGACACCACCAGCACCAAGCCAGCTGCCAGGGAGAAGAAGTGATGCCGCGCATCCGCTTCCTGGCGGCGGCCACCGATCCGCGACCCGACCATCCCGCGACCACCTACGGTCCTGGCCATGAAACCGACTACGTGGCCGAGGACTACGACTACATCAAGAGCCTGCTGCTGGAGGGCAAGGCCGAGCTACTCGACGGCCCGCCCCCGCCCGCGCTCTTCGCGGCGCCGGCCCCATGAGCAACATCGTGTTCCTGGCGGATGCCCAGGACTCGGTTACGCCTACGACGATCTACGGCAAGGGCCACTCGGGCAGCATCACCGACGAGGCCTTCGTCGCCAACCTGCTGGCTACGGGCAAGGCCTCGCTCCAGGGCGCCGCCATCCGAGGGATCTTCGTCGCCCCCATCGCTGCCACCACGGCCACCGTCAACTGGACCGTGGACTCGGCCTGCACGGCCATGAAGGTGGACTACGGCACCACCGCTGCCTATGGCTCGTCGGCTACCGCCAGCCCTGCGGCGGGCAGCGGCGCGATCACCGCAGCGCTGACCAGCCTCACCACGGCCACGCTCTACCACTACCGCATCTCGGTCACCCAGGGCAGCTACGTGACCATGACACCGGACCTCACCTTCAGGACGGCATGACCCGCTACCTCG